CTGTGGAGAGGAAGGCTCTGGCCCGACGCGCAAGCGCCGGACGAAACCGGCCTCAACGAAGCAGGAAGTCAGCTTTGTTCCTGTTTAGGCAGGAATGAGCAAGTCTGACAGAACGGAGCTGTTCAAATGATGCCGACAACCATTTCCAAACCCACGGCTAGGCAACGCGAGCCGAAAAGCGGGATTCCGAGACCGCCTGCCGCTGGGTTCCCATTTCTCGGCGTTTTGATCGGAGAAAACACATGAGCACCTACGCAGAAAAGCTCAAGCACCCGCTGTGGCAACGGAAGCGGCTCGAAATCCTCAACCGCGACGGCTTCAAGTGCGCGCAATGCGTGGAAAAATCATTAGCCGAGGCGTCTTCAAATGCCTGACGATTCACTTTTACCGCTCACGCCGCCTGAGTGTGACCTGCGCGACTTCGCGTTCATGCCGCTTGATGTTGTGCGTTTGCGCGACAGCGATATATCGGCAGTGTCCTCAGGCGATGAGTTCCGGTGCGCTGTTCTTCTCTGGTGCGCATCGTGGCATCAAGTACCAGCGGCGAGTCTTCCAGACGACGACATCGTTCTCTCTCAACTATCCGGATACGGGCGCGTCGTGAAGGAGTGGAAGAAGCTCAGGGCCGGCGCGCTGCGAGGCTGGATCAAGTGTTCAGACGGCCGGCTCTATCATCCGGTGGTCGCCGAAAAGGCAAATGAAGCATGGGCGCGCAAGCTCGAACAGGCCTGGCGAACGGAGTGCGGGCGGATCAAGAAACTGAACCAGCGGCACTATATTAGCCTGCCATTCCCTACGCTCGAACAGTATTTGTCCCCGGATTATGTACCGCCAAAAGCGCCATCTGTCCCCGATTTGTCCCCAGGGACATTAACACCGTGTCCCTCGGGACAAGATACGCCTGTCCCCGATTTGTCCCCAGGGAAATGCACTCCAATAGACAGTGGACAGGGACAGGGACAGGGACAGGGAGATTTATTAAAACCCAAGGGTGAACAAGCGGCGTCTACACCTCAACCGGTACCGCGCGACGAACCGCCCGCCGCCGCCATCGATCCGATTACAGCGAGGGCAATCGAACTGTCCGCGCTGCTCACCCGCCGCGGAGCGGCACTGCAGGCGAGCAATCCCACCGTCAGGGGATGGGCAGAGCGAGGCATCACCGATGCGCAAGCCATGACGGCGCTGGAAATCGCGGAACAGCGACGCTCCGACCAGGCGAACCCGCAGGCGATCAATGCCGGCTTCCTGAACGCCATCCTTGGCGACGTGATCGCGCCGAAGGCCAGAGCCTCACCACCCGCCAGAAATACCCGAGAGGCAAGGATTTCGAACTACGCCGCAGAGGCGGCACGAGCGAGAGGCGAACATGAAAACGAGCACGGCACTGGCAGAACTGAGCGGGACATCACGGGAGAGGCCGTCCGCCTTGCCTGACAGCTGGATCGAGAAGCTGTTCCAGCGCATGGAGGACCGCTACGGCGACTTGTGGGCAACGCGCTACGGATCGTTTCCCAGGGAACGGGTGAAGCGCACCTGGGCGGAAGACCTCGGCGACCTGAGCGGCAAGGAAATCGCCCGAGGCGTTGCGGCGTGTCGGTCGGCGAAGTTCCCGCCGACGCTTCCCGAGTTCCACTCACTCTGCCGCCCGCCGATCGATTTCGAATCGGCGTTCCTCGAGGCCGTGCAGCAGATGGCGGCGCGCGAGTCGGGAAATGACCGCTGGAGCTCCCCGGCGATCTTCTGGGCGGCCGTGACGATCGGCGCGTTCGACCTGAGAAACGGTTCGTGGTCGTCGCTGGAAAAGCGCTGGCGGAAGGTGCTGCAGGCCGAGCTCGACAAGGGCGAGTGGCAACCCGTCCCGGTTCGGGCTGTTGCGCTTCCGGCGCCTCCGGTGACGAGGGAGTCGCGAGAAGCCGCAGAGCGAACGCTGCGCGAACTCGGCGGGCGACTGAAGAACGTCGGCGACAAGTCGTGGGCGGAGCGAATCATCGAGCGGATTGCGGCTGGAGAAAAGGTGCCGTATCAGGCTCAGAAGATGGCGAAAGAGGCGCTGGCCAGCCTCGACATCAACGAAAAGGAAGAAGCATGACCCATGTCGAAACCGTTGGAAGATCTGCTGGCCGAGTACGTGCTGAGTTTGCAGGACGGACCGTGGATGCGGCCGTATTTCAAAGCGTGCCTGGCGCTCTGGCGGGAGACGTACGGCGAGACGGTCGCGAACCGGGTGCTGAAGATCGTCAGAGACCGAAAGCGCGCACCGCAGCGCTGAAGCAGGCCTCGTGCAGAGCCAAGGCGCACCGCCTGGCGCGGGAGCACGTCAAGCAGGGGACGCTACGGAACCGCATCGAAAGCGGGTGGAGCCTTGAAGAAGCACTGAAAAAGGGTTTCTAACTGTTCGTTAAATACTTGTATATAGTTGCGCGTTTATATACACTTTAATCATGTCTCGCAAGCTCGTACCAATCCATGAAGCTGCCGAAGCGCTTGGCGTCTCGGCGCAGACCCTTCGCCGCTGGGAGCGCGAAGGGCGGCTGTTGCCCGATGAGCGCACGGCAGGCGGGCGCAGACGCTATGACCTTGCCCGGCTCAAGCCAGAGATGTTCCGCTCGCAAGCCGAGGCCGCGCGCAAAACGGTTGCCTATGCTCGCGTCTCCAGTCACGATCAGAAGGACGATCTGGAGCGGCAGAAGCAGGTGCTCGAACTGTATTGCGCTCGCCAAGGCTGGACGTTCGAGGTCATCGCCGATCTGGGCTCCGGCATGAACTATCATAAGAAGGGCCTCAAGCGGCTGCTGGACAACGTGGTGGAAGGCTGCATCGGTCGGCTGGTCATCACGCATAAGGACCGGCTGCTTCGCTTCGGCGCGGAACTGGTGTTCGCCATCTGCGAGGCCAAGGGTGTCGAGGTCGTGATCCTCAACCAGGGCGAGGACACGACGTTCGAAGAGGATTTGGCGAAGGACGTGTTGGAGATCATCACGGTGTTTTCCGCCCGGCTGTATGGCAGCCGCTCGCGCAAGAACCAGAAGCTGCTCGACGGCGTGAAGGCCGCCGTGGAGGCGTCGCAATGCTGATCGCCCACCGCATCGCGCTCGATCCGAACAACGTCCAGGCCACGTACCTGGCCCGCGCTGCTGGCACCGCCCGCTTCGCCTACAACTGGGCGCTGGCCGAATGGAAGCGGCAGTACGAGGACTGGAAGGGCGACAACAGCCTGCCCAAGCCCACGCAACACGCCTTGCGGCGGCAACTGAACGCCATCAAGCGCGAGCAGTTCGCGTGGATGCTGGAAGTCACCAAGAACGCGCCGCAGATGGCGATCATCCAGTTGGGGCAGGCGTTTCAGAATTTCTTTGCAGGCCGGGCCAAATACCCTAAGTTCCGCAAGAAGGGCGTGCACGACCGTTTCACGCTCACCAATGACCAGTTCAGCATCGACGGCTGCCGCATACGTATCCCCAATTTGGGATGGGTGCGTATGCGCGAGTCGTTGCGCTTCACCGGCAAGATCATGTCGGCCACGATCTCCCGCGTGGCCGACAGGTGGTTCGTCAGCATCACCGTGGACACTCCCGACACTTCGCATCTGCCAAAAGCCGAAAACCAAGGTGCGGTGGGTGTCGATCTGGGCGTGTCGGCGCTGGCGACGCTCTCGACGGGAGAACCCCCAATCCCAGGCACGAAGGCCCACAAGGCGCTGCTGGACCGCTTGCGCAGGCTCTCGCGGAGCCTGTCGCGCAAGGAAAAAGGATCGGCCAACCGCAAGAAGGCTAAAGCCAAACTGGCGAAGCTGCACGCCCGCATCGCGGCCATCCGCTCGGACGCCCTGCACAAACTCACGACGGACCTCACGCGCCGCTTCCACACCATCGGTATCGAGGATCTGAACGTGCGCGGCATGATGGCGAACCGGCACCTGGCCCGCTCCATCGCCGACATGAGCTTCTTCGAGTTCCGGCGGCAGTTGGAATACAAGGCCGCAATGCGCGGCGGGCATGTCGTGGTGGCGGATCGCTTCTACGCCAGCAGCAAGACGTGCTCGGCGTGTGGACATAAGCGGGAGACGCTGCCGCTGTCGGTTCGTGAGTGGACATGCTCGGCCTGCGGCTCGGCCCACGACCGCGACGTGAACGCCGCGATCAACCTAAAGAACATGGCCGTGAGTTCCACGGTCGCAGCCTGTGGAGAGGAAGGCTCTGGCCCGACGCGCAAGCGCCGGACGAAACCGGCC